AGCGTATTCACGATCCTCTGAGGTAAATGTGGTCATAGAATACTCCTTGGAGATTATTCTGAATCTTTAAAGTTTCTTAGGGTAATGATGGTCCACGGAACAGCCGCTAGAAACCATGGAAAGGATTCTGAGTAACCAAAGGCAAGTAATACTCCGATCCAGCAATAGGCTGCTAGAAAGAAGGAGAGATACTCTTTGAGTTTTTCAATCTTTTTTTCTTTGTTCATAATAAACTTTCTTGAATTGTTGCTAAGCAACATAAAATATAATAAATAAGTATAACTACTAGGTTTTATCACTAACTCTTTGAGGAACCATGGAACTAGAGATTTTTATAAATCTGATTACCATACTATTCTAGCCCCTCGGAAGCGCTGGAAAAATCACAAGAGGTTGATTAGATATTCATTATTCCTCTGCGGAAATTGTTAGCCAAGAGTGCTTCTTTTTCCGTTTCGGAGATTTCTTCTGGTTCTGTTGCAAAATCGGATTCATCATTGACTTCATCATCATATACCCCAACAACATCATCTTCGGAGATAATGTAATATGTTTCACTTTCAAACTTGGTTTCCTCAGCTGCATTCCAATCTGGAAGGATGGTCTGACCAACAAGAACGTCTTGCGTATCAGGTCCTGCTGCTAGAACCAACGCTTTCGATACTGCGTCTTTCCCAGTCGCAGTCAGAAAAATCCCAACCTTAGTAAATTCTTTATTCTTTAGTAACTTAATGATTAACTTATTTTTGATTGCTTGTAGTTTCATACATTTTCTTTCTACATTCTTGAAGGACTTGTGGAGGAACATCGGGATGCCACCCACCGATTAACATATTACAATTATACTTGATAGGTGTTACTTTGTCAACCAGTTCGTGGTAATCATTATCCCAAGCAAACATGTATGCCAAAAGGATTAATGAGGTTATCAGAACCCCGTTGAGGAAGTTATTACGGATGAGTTGCGGCATAATAGAGAGCCCAATACCAGAGTGCTAGTCCGGCAAAATAGAGAAATATCCACTTACCAATATTTCTACCAAATAATCCTTGGTTGAAAAATGCCCAAGTCATACCTAACATAAACGAAAATAAGTTTACATGGTAGATTGATATGTCGAATAGGTGGAAATCGCTTGCGTTCATAATGTTCATTCTGCCAATTCAGGTGGTAATCCTAATTGGGCTCTCAATTGTTTAATAATATCGTCTACTTCGTTTCTAATTTGACTACCTTTAGGTAACCATACTCTAATGTGTTTCATTAAATTTAATAAATCTTGTGGACTCATTCTATATCTTTTTTGTGATCTAAAAACCGTATTACAGGTAACTTCTCAGATACCTGCATATAAGCTTCTTTTAATGTTGGTGAAACCACCATACAATGGAATATTCCATCCACTATCAGTATATTAAAAGGCGCAACTCCCACCCATGCTTCATCCACAATACAACGAATATCCCAAGTTCTAGCTTGTTTGCATCGCTTGATTAATTCGTTGTATATTTTCTTTGGATCAAAAGGATCGAATTCAACTATTTCCCTAGCCATTATTCACTTAGGAATGATGGCTTAAGGCCTTTATTAGTATACTCCGAAGCAAAGGTGGTAGCTTCATCTTCGGTCATAAACACTTTACTAAAAGAGGATGGATTATCTGATGTACCATAATTTACTTTCCAGAATCCATCACCTTCATAAATTACGGCCATAATTTTACCAGCTTCACCAACAAAAGTTGCTATGTCTTTCATGTTATCATTCCTACAAAACGGTTAAGTACTACACGGTTATTCAAACGATTACCAGCATACTTACTAAAAGCAGTAACGAGTCCACGGGTAGTCGCATTTTCTTTTACTTCAAAACCTACATCTTCATCAGTATCTAGGCCTTCTGCACGGAGTAAATAATACTCATCATATCCAGCTGAGGTAACAATCATGGATTTGTTTTTACGAAACTCAGACTTATACTTATCGTAGTTAGTAATCGCTCTTGGTAAGAAATGGAATAATTCACGACCCAATTCACGACCAGTCAAAACATAGAAACCAACAATATTCGAATTAGTACGCATCTTCAATATCTTAATATAAGCAGCTGCTAAATCACGGCCTTGCGGATTATCCACAACAATTTCATTTTTGTTTTTAGGATCACGAATCACAAATTTCTTAATTGCACGATAGTCGGATGGTTCTTTACCAGTACCGGAAGTTTTATGTCCACCTTCCATAGTATAAAACACTTCACGCAAAGAGTGACCTTCACCATCAGTTAAGAATACCGTATTCACAACTTGTAACTTATATTGTTTCTGAAATTGTGGAACAATCGTCATAGCCGAAATGATTGCTTCAGTTAATGGAGTTCCACCTTTCTGTAACCAATTAGGTCTCCATGAACGATGGACACACATACTCACTAAAGCGGAACAAGCATAGGTAAATTCTACAGCCGACATTTTACTCGAAAGAAAATTCATCAATTTATAATGACGGAGAACAATATCACCTTCTTTAAATTCGTTGGTGTAATTATCCCCATATTCAGAAGTGAAAGCATATACTTCATAAGGAATATTTACCTTCTTACAAAACATCACCAAGTTAATCAACTGCTTCATTGTATTTTCAATATGATCAGACATACTACCAGACCAATCCAAGAACATTACTAAACCATGTGATTTACCACCAGGTAATATAGTAATCTTTTTGAAAATATCTTCGGCAAATCCATATGAATAAATCTTAGACATATTCAATTCACCGGTTTTAGCAATAGATGATCGTTTTAATTGTTCGGCATTTTTACGCAACTCAAATTCTTTGGCCAAATAACCAACAACTTTTTTAGCATCATTACGAATCTTTAGGAATTTCTCCGTATCAATTCCATTTTTGAGATCATAATAATTATTTCTTTCTTGAAATTCTGCACATTCTTTACGATAATCGGACCACAATTTCTTATGGGATACAATCGCTTTTTCCAAATTCACATCAGGAATGTTACCATAATAATATGCACTAGTTCCTACATCGAACAGTTTACTTTCATTTTTACGGTACGCTTCATCGGTATGTGATTTAATTTGTGTATCATCTTCACCTTCGGGATCGGATCCACCACCCGATTCATCACCAGATTCTTTATCAGAATCATTTTTATGTTCCGATTCATCAGCACCTTTAGATTTACGAGTTTCAGTTTCATCATCCATTTCATCTGAATCATCATAACCATCAGAATCGATTTCTTCATAATCACCATCATCATCTTCTTCTACTTCTAAGGAGAGTTTAAGTTTCTTTTCGGTTTCTGCTTCTTCTTTCAGATATTCCATTACTTCTTTAGAAACACGCAACACATCATCGAAAGATTCCGTAGTTTCAATTTTGTTAATTAATACTTTTTCAAATTCATTAAATTGAATACCTTGTGCTGCACCGCCTTTTGTATAAAGATTAGCACGATCAATAAAATTGAAATCGTTAAGGTCAGCACCAGCCGTACCAAAGAAATCTTTTTCAATTAGTTCACGATAACCTTTGACAAAGGAAATACGAATTCCAGGATATTTGTTTTTGATTTTGCGTTCAATGCGGGAATCTTCCACGACATTAATTACGGAACGGGAAATCTTTTCTTCTTTGGCTTTTACCAATCCTTCCAAAGGAGTATTCAATGCGTGGCCAACTTCATGACCTAAGAAAAGGTCATAAAGGAATGGAGAAATCTTTGCATCAAGAATAGGTAAAGTTAGAATACGATTCTGCACATCAAAGCTGGCCGTTTGAACTTTGCGTTGTTCAACAGTCAAGTTTTCAGTAGCCATAAGTTTGGCAAGTAGTGATTTAGATTGTATGAGTTCCATCGATTTCTCCATTTAAGATACCATTATACTACAGATATCATCTACCGTCAAGTTATTTTTTTGATGTGTTGTACCGGGACAACACTTTGCGGTATTGACGGATTAACGGTAAAACGGTATCGTAATCCAGACCAAATTTGATTACCAATTCCTTTTTCTTACTGGTACTCATGTAAGCTTGAATTTCATCCTTAATTACATTTTTACCATATCCCATTTTCTTTAAAAACTTTACCATATTTGAATAATCCTTACGGTGCGTTTTATAGAAACTGTAAGTTAAATCTTCCATCTTACGCTTATATTCGGAATTCATATAATAAAGAGCATGAGCAATTTCATGGTCGATTACATTCATATCACCTTTTTTACCACCGATAACATAGAATGGTTTTTCTAAATCTAATTTGCTGTGGATAGCATCAGCTAATGCAATTTCCCATTTTGTTCTATCCCACATATTCTGTTTAGCCCATTCCAAGTAAATATTTCCTGGAATATTGAATCCTGTCCAATAATTGAAGTACTCAATCTTGCCATCATCAGTCATAAACGCATCAAGGAACTTTTCTAATGTTAAATATTTACCATTTACGCTAGGTTTACCTTCATAATACTCCTCAACACGGCAAAATGCAATTGCAAGGTCCTTTTGTGTATTAAATTCAAACAAAAGACAATTTTTAATTGGTTTTTTAGTTTTAAACATTTTATTGGTACAGTTCTTTGCGTTTTTGATAATTTTCTTGATCTTTTTCGAATTGGGACATTACAGCCCACTTGCGACAAATCAAATCCACTAGTTTCCAAGCAGGAACTTCATTGTCATCTGCTTTGGCGCTCATCCACAAGTTGTAATCTTTTTCATTCATGTTTAATTCCTTCGTTTTTATCAAAAATTTCATATTGTAATGCTGAGGCTAACTCATCCGCAAGCTTCGGATTGAATTTTACTAGAAAATGAGCTACATCTTCAGTTGGTACATGACGCAAATTGAACATAATTTCGTCAATTCCTCTTAAAATCTGTGTTTCTTCGTGTTGGCTTAACATAATTTCCTTATTGTACAGTATAATTCTCAATGCAACTCACTACAGAACCTCTTTGCTTCGCTTTACCGACTGATTCTAACCATTGCAATTCAATTTTAAGTTCTTCATCAGTTAATTCGGCAAGATATTCATTATATTCCGACCATTCTTGTGTATTGATACTCATCTTCTCATGCTCGCAATTTCTTTTGCTTCATCATTACTAAAAACCGGTACTGCATTACTTTTGTGCATTGTACCGATGCCTTTTATCTTATCACCTGTATATGAATTTTGGAATGTTTTTGCACAAGTCACAAAACCTGTATCCAAGGACGCAATGTGTGGAGTTTCTCTGTGGAAGTTAGCCATTTCTATTACTGGCAACTTTGTTTTAATAACTAGAGATTTGGAATACCGTTTTGACGATAACTTATTGATAGAAGCTAACCACTCAGTTTTTTGTTGTTCTTGAGCTTTGGTTAACTTCTTTGGTTTGGATTTTGGAATATAACCGTATATCATATAATAGAATTCTCCATGTGAAGAACCTATTATAATACAGTTTAAGGAGAAGGTCAAGCAGTATATTGGTAACTGTTGCTTTGGAACAACACTAATACCATTACCTTATTTCAAAGGCGGACATACCTACTTATGCTAAAAAAATCAGTATTTTTCATTTTCTTGTGGTAAACTTGATTCTAATTCCTCAAATTCTTCCTCAAGGTCATGGTTTAATAATTTTTTGATTTCGGCATGTTCATTTTTATGCCTACGATTACCAGCAAAACTATAATCGTCATTGTACTCTTTGTTTTTTCTAAACTTACCTACAAACTTCGTCACTTTACTACTCCTATTTCATGGTTTCAAATGTAATGCCTTTAATTTTTGTTTCAGGCATATTATGCATATCCAAGTCCGATACATAGGTTATGTTGGCATTTGGATAACAAATCTTTACTAATTTCAATAATTGGCAAACTGTTCCATCCGAATCATTGAAAGAAAATATTTCATCTACACATTTTAAATTTTTTATAATTTCACGGCGAGTATTGTAGTCTTGTACCATGCCGCCTTCAGCCCACAACATCCACCAATCAGAATGAATTCCGACAACGAGCCAATCCCCCTTCTGTTTACACTTTTTAAGAAAGTTGAGTTCATTAAGTGTTAATGGGTCAAATGTTCCAGTTATTATTATTATTTTTTCTGGTTTGGTCATTTATGGTAGTAAAGTTGGAAAAGCCTCTTTAATAAATTTATAATTTAATCCCCTAACCCCTAAATCTTTATTGAAAATACCAATAATGACTTCCGCTTCACGGGGTTCTAAACCTTCTAGAATTTGGATTAGAATCTCTGTTCTTTTTCTAGGTGTTAATCGTTCTGCTGCAGGATTACCTTTTTCAAACAAATACAATTTTCTCAATTCGCTAGACATTTGAGTTCTATGTAAACCCGGCATCTGATCGGAAGGTATTTTATATTCTTCCGGCATTTCTGTTATTAACCATTGAAAATTTGGATGATAGGTTAATTGTAATACATCAACTAGCGCTTTACAAAGATTATTTTCTATTACTTTCATTTTATCTTTTTTGGAATCTGCAGCTTCAAATTCATCCAAAATTTCATAAATATTTTTCATTGAAATTCCTCAATCACTTCCATTAAGTTCTTTAGTTTATGCTCAATAAAATAATTTAGCAATTTGCCTTTAGCTGGCTTTGTTTCTTCATAGGTATTTATAATGTTTTCTTTTACTTCTTTTGGAATGAACCGTAAGTCAATTAATGTTTCATTACGATAGAATCCAGTTAAAGCATATCCATCATTCCATTTATCTGGTGATTCGTTCAAGTATTTTTCAATAACCTTCTGTGTAATAGGTTTCTGACGGAGTTCACGGACAAAGGTATCAGAAGGCGAAAAGATATTAGGTATGCCGTCACCTTTATCTCCACGGATAATCTTCTCCTTGAGTTCTAGTAAAGGATCAACGGAGTAAACATACTTCTTCTGTGATGGATTATATTGTTTAACATTCTTACCATACATCTGTAATTGCAAGAAGTCGCCATCACTAGATAGAATTAAAATCTTTTGATGTGGTGCATACAATGGTACCAAAGTGCCAATGATATCGTCTGCTTCTGCATTTTCAACATCGATTACTTTGTATGGGAAGTTTTCACGGAGTTCTTGTTTGAATTTGGCAAGCATATCAAAAATCATGTGCCAATCCAAATCGGACTTATCACGGGTTTTCTTACGACCAGCCTTATAGAATGGAAATAACTCTTTACGCCAATACTTACGATTATCACAACATAACACTACTTCACCATATTCAGCTTTAAAATTCTTAACATGGTTACGAATGATATTTAAAATCATGTGGCGGATGAGGTGTTCATCCAGTTTGCCTTTTTGGTTGGCAATTTGTGCCATAAGTCCGGCAAGTAATACTTGGTTTAGGTCAACGAGAATCATAACAAACTTTCAATAGTTTCAGTAGAGGTCTATTGTATCAGATTTCTGTGAGTTTGGCAAATGTGGAATTAATAAACTTTTCGGAAGTGGTGGTCATCTTGGTTAAAATACCAAACCAACCGCTTTCTATTAGACTGGACATATAAACGACAGGATCCACAAAAATGGCATTGAACCTATCTATATCTATCAATTGTCCATCTGGTGCTTCTCTGAATAATATAACATGGTAGCTATCACCCATCGCTGAGCCTCCTACCTTCTCACCTTGTTCTTTATATACTGCGCCTTCTAAGTGTACAGTATTTTCATCTTCGCCTGGAAGAAAAAAGAAAGCGTCAAATGGTTCTCCCGCATCCGGTTTTGGAAAGTCGATCATTGTAATCCTTGAGGTGTGATTTGCGTATTCTTACCATTATCCATGAGTTATAGTAATCATCGGATTCCATAACACCACGGACAAATTGTTCTTTTGCTTCGAGATAACCACATTCACCTTTACTTCGGCATAAATGTAATATTTCACGGGAAAAGTTTTCATGACCTAATTGTAACACATCTTGCTTCAATGTGTCACTACTTCCATAGTAAGTTTGCCAATCACTTGGAGCCTTGTACTTCTTTTTCTTACCTTTGACTTGCTTGGTTTTGGCAGAATAAAAGAATTTCTTGCCTATGTACATTTTGTTATTCGTCAGGTTTTTAATCTGATACACGAACCCGTAATTATCACCAATTAAGTCATCTGTAAAATCTTTACCTTCATATTGCCAATTTAGTCCCATTCTCCATCATCCAAATTATCTTCATCCTCTATATAGTCTTCCGATAATTCTTCGATAATTTCGCCACAAAACGGACAATGCTCCGGTAAATCTTGAGAAACCATTTCTTCCATAAATGATACCGTATAAGTTGATTCGCAATTGGCACAATCGCCAGATAGATGTTTCTGAGTCATTCTTTACCTTTATTTAATTTCACAAGCACCGCCACCACAAGCTGCTTGGTCGGTGAGTGTTGTGTTATCGTCAAACTCTATAACTTGAGTTAGATCAATACTATGTAGTAAAGGAACCATCTCATTAAATTTTTCTTCGGTAATATCTTCAAAAGGTGCCTGAATATATGTGCCACCATCATATGGTAAAACAGCGATGCCGTTATAACTCTCACGGTTTTCCCACATCCAATTTCCACATTTTTCCCATTCATTAGCTTTTAATGAAATGGTGCAAGATACATTATGATTATTTAATCCATCACGGTGACCAGGTGCAATCCATTCTTTACTAAACTTATTTACTCTTTTCAATAAGTGCATGAATGATTCGGTTCTAAGAATGGATCCAGCAGGTGCTTTCTGTGGAAAGGACATAACTGCTTCGATATGAGGTTTGAAATTACAATCTTCAATTAACGCAGGAAGATTTTCACTCATGTAACGATACAAGGCTTCGTTCTTACCTACACGCATACGGCGAACATAGAAGTCATTATGCCATGCGTGAATACCTGATGATGTGCCTAATACCAATGAAGTAGTGCCGGCAGGTTTGACTGCTGTAGTTCTTGCGGCTTTATTGATACCAATCAATTCAGCAACTCTAGCATTTTCTTCCAATACTACTTTGGCGGCCGCAGTCATATCCAAATGAGTAACTTTATCAGATCCAATACCCGTCATTGATACACCAATCAAAGCATCCAATTCGGTTGTTTCTTTCCAAATGGAACGGAGATAATGGAAATCGGTATAACTAGCCTGTAATGTTCCAATGAAAGCACCAGCCCTTGCTCGTGAATTTAAATCTTCTTGGTCAACTAAATCGGAAACATTAACCTCCGTTAGATTACAGAACTGGAAGGGTCGTAATCCGATTTCAACACACGGATTAGTTCCCCAATCATAATCGTTTGTCCAATAGACTCCTGGTTCACCTGCACCAGATTCTTCGACCTTCTTCCAAATAGTATCAAACTGTTCTCTTGTGGTATACTCACGATGTAACACCACAGAATTGTTAGCACGGCCTCGTTGTGGACTTAATTCCCACCACGGACCGGCTTTACAAGATAACATATCCAAATCATCGAAACTGAATAAAGCAATCATTGCAGCTCTACGAATACCACCAGAAAGAACGGCATCAGCAATATGGCAATTAATGTCGTGTGCTTCTAATGATGTTATATGACGACCACGAGCACCATTCAATACTGCATGAATTTTATCGATACAAATACGCAATGGATCAGGACCTGGTGCTTTGCCACCTGAAGTGATTAAACGAGCGCCTTTAGGACGAACATCACGATAATCAAAAATGGGATCCGATTTACCTTTGAAGTGAGCTTTGATTAACACTTTAATTGCATCAGCCCAACCTTCAATAGAATCACCCACTAAAAATCTACGACCTTTAGTTGTAGGTCCTTGTACGATAGGTAATTTATTAATGTGGTGATTTTGTACGGAGTAACCTACGCCTGTACCAGATAATAGTAGAAACATCACTTCTGAAAAGGCATCAATATCATCAACTGGTAAAAATGAACAATTAAAAATTCTTGTATTGGAAATTTCAATTGGTGTTCCACCAAACTGCATTGACCTCATTGAAGGTAATACTTTTTTAGTGAATACGAATTCTTTGTAAACAGATTGAATTTCTGTTCGTAACTTCGGAAACTTCTTAATGTGCATGGACATGTTGCGTTCAACAATTTCTTCCCATGATTCTCTGCGTTTTAACTCTGGAATATATTTGGCGTACTTATTGTAAACTGTTATTTCTGATAAAATCTCTTGGGTGATGTCCATATTACTATTACCTACGCTCATGTTATTTTCCTTTATTATTATTGTTCATTACCATAACCAAATATTTCTTTTTTATATTCTTCCGACCAAGAATCGTAATACTTCATCTTTAATAGCTTATTACGAGCCTCTTCTAATTTATTTCGGGGTTGTGCTAAGATTGCTGGATATTCACCATTGCTTGTATTCACTCCATTAATAAATCCAGGATTATCTGGATGGTCTTTCAAAAATACCATGTCTGGCATCTTGTCTTGTAGTTTTGATATAATACTTAATAAATCTTCATCTGTCAAGTTCTTTGATAAATTATAAAAAATGATTACCTCAAAATCTTCAATTGTTGCTTCAATATACCTTAGTATGTATGCTACTGGTTCCTGTCCGATGTATGACCAGAAAACTTTTTTTTCTTCTAGTGCTTTCTTAGCAAAAGGACAAACACTAAACCCACCAAGTTCATCCTTTTTCTCAGAAATCCTTTGTATCCATTTAATTAAATCTTTTTCCAATTCACAAACTCCATCTTCGCTCTTAAATTATTAAATGTATTCTTATCTATAATATCTTGCATTTCATCCAATGAAAAATCGTATTGCAACATCATCTCATTGATATCTTTTTCTATAAGGAATTCTGGCCAAATAACGATGTTAAAATGATTATCTATCGCATGTTCCATCTTGGCCACAATTTCTTTGTTACGAGGCTCGTTATCGAACACTAACGCAACCTGTGGCTTGGCCAATACATCGGTAATCGATTCTAGGTTGGAGTCTGCTGTTGCTACTCCATTCTCCAGGAACAGGGAATCAATAGGACCTTCGGTCACATAAATCATGTTCTCGGTATTTGCACGATCCAGTCCAAAGACCTTTTTATTATCATCGTGAAGTTTTAATGTGATATACCTGAGTTTCGATTCACCCAACGAGCGACCCTGGATAGCCACAAGGTTTTTCTCTTGGTCATAGAAGGGAATGACGAGCCGTTTGTCGTCTTTATGAAGGTTCTCTTTTTCAATCCCAAGACTTTGTATGAAGGCTGCGAAATCTTCCGCATAGTATAGTTGCGAGTAAAAGGTCTCTGGAATCCTTCTCTGCTGAACATACTTCTTAGCATAATGCGCCTCTGGTAACGAGTCGATTGTCGGAAGTTCAAGGGACTTCTTGAAGGTCGGTTTCTCCGTTTTGAATTCATCAAAATCTGGCTTTGGATAATTGTTGTTGCCGGTTTCTCCATTTTTATATCTTTCCAATTGGTATTCTTGTAATAGATTGGGATCAACCTGTTTTAAGAAATTATAGAATGTGGTAGATACGCCACAATTGTGGCACATATAGAAGTAGTCATTCTTCTTTCGGAAGACGAAACCACGGGCTTTAGTTTTATTCTTTTGGGAATCTCCACAAAGTGGGCACCTAAAGTTATAGAGGTCGTCCTTTTTACGGGAGAACCTCTGTAATTTAGGTGATACTTGGAGGAGGAAATTTCGGTCAATGTAAACGCTCATAATCTATGATAATACTACATTATCATTACTTTGTCAAGTGGCCTACAAGTTCGGTGGCTCTAGAAAGTATAAATGCCAAAGCAATAATACCACCGGCAATCATCCATTTCCATTGTGACAAATTATCCACTTTAGTGGACTCACCTTCACTCTTTTTTAATAGTTCTCTACGGAGTTCTTTGATTTCATCCATAATTCGTAATTCTGTAATCTGCACCTTATCAATAACAGTATCAATACGATCATGGATTTCTTTGATCTCCGCATTCTTTTCTTTTCTTCGGTTTTCCATGTCTTGATATATTTGTACGGTATATTTTTCTTGTTGATCTACTAGTTTATCAATGATTGTATCCATCTTTTGGCAAAGCGAGGTCATTGTAACTATTTGAGTTTTTAATACTTCCACATCAACTTTAATTTTTGTTAAATCATCAGACATATTGTTCTTTTATTTATTAATATCGTTAACGGCCGTTTGATTGGTATCAACTGGTGGACTAGGTTCAGTATCTCTTTTTGCCCAAATAGCTGCACCGTGAACTCCAACGATAGCAGCTATTGAGCGACCAAAATCTTCTAAGGTAAATGTTATATTATGAATTAGATTATAAATGGCAATTCCAATAGCTGCAAACACACAGAGAACCCAAGATATACGACCTAAATCATAGGTTTCATTATCTTTGCCTGTTAGTAATTGTTTAACTATAGTTTTCATTTATTATTTTTTTGTTGTTCTAAAGCCCATTCCTGTAATAAACCTAATTCATTTTTTACGGAATGGTATTTGTTATAATTTTCTATTACTATTGCTTCAACGGCACTAAAGTTAACTCCGGCGCTGGTTTCATTAGTTGCTCTGGTGGGGTCGGGAAGGTTGTTTTTTGCGGCACTATTGAGCAGCTCAATAGTAGAGTTGTGCAAGTTGCAGTCGCTATCATTTTTAGTGTTAACATATTTAATAATTTCATCACCCTTCTCCTTAATAATCTTATCTCTATAAACATACTTAATTTCTACTTGATTTGTTATATCTTTTGCAGTTTCGTTAATTTTAATTATTTCTTGATTCTTTTTATCTAACTCTTTTTTAAATTGAGTATCACTAAAAGATATACCCAAAAAGAAAATACTTAAACCCATCAACATTATACCAATTAATCTCATAAGAGCTGGTGTTAAATAACTTGATGTTATAACTTGAGCAATTCTAAGTGTGGCCATCTCAGAAAAAAGATAAAGTACCACACCTAATGCAAATGTAATGTATATAAAGAATGTTGGTATGTAATTAAACAACCAAAGTAATAGTGTCATCATAATAACGACTTGGCCTTTTCATAATACATAGTTCTTTGTGTTAATCCCAATTCAGCAGAATTAATTCTGTGTGTCATATCCTCAATATTATCAGCATCACAAGCTTGATTAATATTGTGCAACTTCCAATAAAAACAAGCAGATTCTACTGCACCCACTAAGGTTTCACAATAAGATATCACTTCATCCAAAGGTAATCCAATAGAAACTGCAAACACTTTATAATTGTCGTGAAAGGTGGTTTGTATGGCACCACGGCCACGATATAACCAACCATCACCACTTAACTCATTACCATTACCATATCTATTTGCATAAACATAATTGGCAATCTTTTCAGGTTGGTGAGCATACTGTTCTGCAATACCAACATAAGGAAATAATTTTGGCCAAGTTCTCATTAAACTTTGTGGACCATAATTTAAATTTTCTTTTAATGTTGTAAACTCAATCGACTCAACTGCACATTGTGCTAAGAACCCAGCAATTCTATTCTTCGTATTAATATCATATTTTGGTAATAAGTCATTTAACACCGAACACAAAGAATTTAATGTTGTGTTATGTGGCAGTATCTTCTGTAATTGTTCTACTGTTATCATTTTTTTCTATCTTAATCCATCCATCATCAGAAAATTCAAAAGTTCTTCTATTCTTTACACTAACAAATGTGTTGTGGAACTCCACTCTAATCCAATCAGCAAGAGATACATTATCCAAACCTTGTACTCTTAAAAACAAAACATTTGAGGCTTCTACTACTTCTGCTTCTAATCCAAATTTCTCTTTGATTCTTTTTTGTATGTCTATCACTTAGGCGCCTTACGAGTGGCCATACCCATTAGAATGGGACTGTGTTTCTTTTTTCTATTAACAGCAGAAGCACTTACTGGATCAGTAGAACTTTGTGTACCAGTTACATTGGTCGGTCCAGCAGAACCACCACCAACGGCACCAGCACCCATGCCATCTTCGTTTAAGTATTCTTTGAAAGTTTTCATATTTTCCTTAATATCTCTGCGATATTCAAATCAACCGGTATATCGGCTGTGTGAATGTTTTTTCCATGAACGCCATATATCATTTCTGGTAATATATTTAAATATAACAGAAATGTTTTTAATATATCGTAATCACGCTCATCTATTCTATAAAATAATATTCTTGCGGTTACTTCTGGACCAAAAACATTATTCAATAAAATAACATGGTTCAATATCAATCGTTCTTTAAGAGTTTTACTAACCTTATATCTCCGAAACAATCTTTTCAGGTATTTGGTTCTTTTAATATCTCCTTCAAATTCCGACATTACACAATTTGGTGAAGCATAACACTTCATTGCATACATCATAAAATTATCTTCATTCAATTCATCAAACATATTATTCTTATATTTTCATAATGAAAAAGTTGTGGTACCGAAGCACCACAACTTGAACTAATTAAAGACCACCAAAAATGGCGTTAGCACTAGTATTAGCAGAACTAGTATTGGCAGCAACTGGATTAGCAAGAGCAACCAAACACTCTTTCAAGAAACGAATAGTACCATCATTATTGATTTTACGTTGAATCAAGTTCCAACCAGTTACCACATTACCCAATTGAGTATTAGCAACTGTACTTCCAGCACCACCGGTTGTACCTTTAGTATTCGCAAGGCGACTTGGAGTTACCAAGATTGTATCTTGATTATAAGTGGATGCTAAACCTGTTGGCCAAACAACCTTTGTGTCAAACTCAACACCATAACCTGCAGCAACGGTATTAAATAAATTAGTACCTAATGTAATTGTGTTACCACTAATAGCAGAAACTTGAGTATTGGATGCAAAGAAACCTGGATATCCATTACCTGCGGTACCGCCAGGATTGGCAAATCCGCTGTTCATGAAATACACATATTGGTTTACAGCAACACCAATGTTAGCAACGTTATTTTGTCCGCCATCTGTATATGCAACTTGAATAATGTTGTTACCAGCTGTATTACCGGTACGAACAATAAATTGTAAAACTTCTCTTGTTGTGCGCTCTAAATCAAATTTTGGCTTTTGATTAGCTGCGTCCGTATTTCCCCATGTTGGCATTTTTTTCTCCTTAATTAGCCTTGGTTATCTTGTTATTTATCTTATTTCTTTTCTTCTTTTTTACCGTCTTTTTTGTCATCCTTCTTCTTATCATCTTTCTTGAAAGGATCAGGTTGACCAGGACGTAATCTCATCATTGGATCGATTTCGATATCATCTCGTTTTTCACCAGTAAGGGTTGTTCCGCCAGTCATGACTGCAGCGGCATTAGGCTTGTTTTCACCAGCACTATCTTTTTCATCTGATTTTTCGAACTTAGGTTTCTTACCATAAGTTGCAACAGATTTATCTTCTTTTTCATGGTCATACAAATCTTCTTTGATTCCATGATGTTTATATAATGACTTAATCATCCGTGCGGACTTGGACAATCCACGCTTTCTTTCGGTAATACTTGGATCAGTATCGGGAACTTTAGCAATTGCAGCTTGTGGATCCATTACATCCTCACTGGTTGGTTTCACACCACCAACACGCTGAAGATAACCTTTAAGGCCTTTAACACGATTCTTAGCAATTGCATCAGATTTTGCATGTAAATTAGCAAAACCTTTGGACATATCTTTACCTGGTTCAGCAGCATCACGGTTAGCCTGAGCATTTTTAAGGCTAGCCATAGATTTAGGTTTGTAATCAGCCAAAGCTTTCTTGGAGATTTCATCAATCGGTTCAACTTCCTCTTTCATCTTTCCTATTGGTTCATTACCCATACGGAATGGTTTAGTTTGTTTGGGTGCAGGTTTACCAGATTTGGTTTTAGTGAAGTCATATTTGGAAGCTTTCTTTTCCAATTCAGTTTCTTCTTTATTCAGATGTGCTTGTAATCGGTCAATAGCAGAAGTCATGCCATCGGCAGTTTTCTTTTTAGCTTGTACGGTAATCTTACGGTGCTTTTCATCCCTCTTATCTACAGATTTACGCCAGTTATCCAAAGCACTTGGCTTCTGTACTGATTCTGGTGTCAAATGTCCGGTCTGTGAACCTTCTTTTTTGATAGGAGTTTGAGTGTGTACAGGTTTAATTGTATGGAACTTTGCGGCCTTATCTAATTCACCTTGGCGAACTGCTGTAGGTGAGTGTGCTTGTTTGGATCGAGTATCACCATCAGATTTATCTTTAGTAATATCTTCATTCATGTGGTGTTGCTTCCACACAATGAATTCTTGTGATTTAGCATAAGCTACTTTTTGATTTGTTGGAAGGTGGTCTGGATTAATACCTCTAGACATAAGGTATTTGTTTAACATAGCACTTTCATTTAAAGTTTCTTCGAACATATGATTCTTTTTCCAAGTTTTAAATTCATTTGATTTTGCATGAGAAATCTTAGTATCCCTAGAAACAAACTTAGGATTGATACCCCTAGAAGAAAGGTAAGTACTCAAAGATCCATCCTCAGAAACCTGATTTGTTGCAGAATACTGACCCAACTGGCCAGCATCTACATTAGCTGACTTTGCTGGCTCAGGATTCTTTTTAACGATGTCTTTAAATTTCTTCATGATTTTTATTTGTTTTTACCCAAATCACTCTTAATTTTCTTGAATGATAGTCGAGCTAAATCTTTTGCACGGGACATTGGTGTATGAACTGCACCAGATTTATCTTTAACATTCTTAGGACTCTTTTCCCAACCATCAGTACCAGCAATTACTTTTTCTTCTAATTCAAGTTCTTCATTAGATTTTACTAATCCACCAGGAGTATGTTTATTTGCAAAATCAGTTACTTCTTGATCACGCATTTTTCCTTCTTTATTACGAATATGCTTTAGTTCTGGTTTAACTTCTTCATTCTTAATTTGTTTATCGTCTGAAAAATGACTTTGTGGTGAAGTTGTTAAATTATCATCGAGTTTAATATCGACTGGACCTGGATTAGTAGAAATCTTTTGTTTTTCTTTTGTATCTGTACCTTTGTCACATTCGACAGGTACTGGTTCTTCTCCACTAGTTTTCAAATCTACTTTATAGTTTCTGAAAGAATTTAATTTACCACCAGAAACACGACCACTCAACATATCTGTTGTAATTTTATCTACAGATTTATCAATTTGAACTTCCACATCTTCTTTGATTTCTGGTTTACCACGGAGAAAACGACCAAGTTGAGTCATTGTACCTTTAACAGTACCTGGTTTGTGTTTCAAATAAGCCTTATCAGCAACATCTTGGTTCTTTTTTGGTGATTTACCAATACCATGTTCATCTTCAAATGATTCATCGACTACTTCTTCGGCCATTGCTTGCTTAGTAGCAGTAGCATACATCACATTCTTCCAATTCTTACCATAGCGTTGTTTGAAGTCT